TATGTAACAAGCTACAAGCAATAGTAAAGAGTACATAGAATTGACGATGGTCGTAAAAGGGTGGCCACTAGGAAGAGACTTGTTCCACTGATACACGTGCCGCTGATCTTTGCCCAAACCGCCAATATGTCGAGAATGCGTCAAGTCTTGCCACAAAACGCGGCGAATCCTAGCATTCTCGGCACCATCGTTATACCATGAATTGATGTATCCTAAAATTACGTCCATGACACAGGGCTGCTCAGAAGAATCAAATGCCTTAAAATCACCAGCGAAAACCTTACCACCCTTAGAACTGAGCTTGCGAGCGAGAAAATCCCAATCGGTATAAGCACATATCCCAGGCGCCATACCAATGGCCGTGTGGTTGCGCATAAACTCAGACGAAAACTCCCCGAAATACATGCGCCACGCAACAACGTAGTCCAATGGTGCAGAGGAAATCAACCGTGTCGCCACAGCTTCGACTTTCTTCGCACTACGAAGCTCGTCCTTAAGAAAGTCATTGAAGAGCACACACGTACGCTCGTTGTTTCTAGCAGACGTGACGATATGCTCAACACGGCTACGTAATTCAACGGCTTTAGGACCAGTCAAATCATATTCCTCTGCATCTCCAAAAAAAGCTGTCTTTCCAGGAGAACTGCTCATACAGTATGGCCAACCAGGAGATGTGTTACGAGGAATAGCACGAAATTTACGCTCCGGAATACCGCAAATGGCTTCCTCAAAAGTCAAAATACGTCCCATTCTGCCATCTCTGGTGATGGCAGTCAAAGGCGTAAATGCAACGTGACAAGCGTGCTTCAGTCTCGTAACATCGTAAACGTACACTGGACTAGAATACGGCTTGACTGCGTTAGCCATAGGATATACCAAATTACCATCACGATAGACGGCGCTCAAAGGCGCAGGTAAACACTCATACTCACCAAAAGCGCCATACATTTTTGTAGGATAATAAGAAGTCTTGGGACAAATGACTATAGCCTTATCCAAAGTCCCAATAGGCAAAAAAGAACCCGCCTCTTCAAAAGGCAAAGGAGTGCCAGACTGAAGAGCAACCCCGCGCGAGCTAAGGTCGTCGTCGAACTTGTCGTCAATCGTCTGCAACATCTTGCGTGCAGCGACTACCATCTCGTAAGTTATTATATTACAGTAACCCTCGCCCCTCCTATCATTGCCAGCAACATGCAAACCAAAAATGGAATGGCCACTGTAAGAACTATTGTCCATTAGGGAAATTGGCGCGCCACAATCACCAACAGAAGTCGGCGCCTTGTAAGCAAAATACCTAGTTAAACAACGGCCGGCAAAAATCATGTTTTCACCATACACGACCTTGCCCACATTGTATGTCGAGCGCTGAGGAGCTGGTAATATCTTGGAATTACGCTCAATATCACAAACGTCCAATCTTGACCACTCGCCACCAACATACGTCAACTGGCGCTCTGTCAAAAAATAACGTTCAATATTCCTATGAGCGCGTTGATCTTCAAAGTCGATAAACTCTACGTCTTTGTCTAACATGGTCTGCCGTTTGTAAGCCAAATATCTGTCTACCGTTATTTCGAAAGTGTGCTGGCTCTGTGAAGCATGAACAAAAGTTATCTTGGTATCGCCACGCAGCAATCCTTGCTTAAGGTTAACGCGTACCGCCTGCGAAGTAAAATGTTCTGGCTGCACGGCCAAAGTGTTGTTAATAAACAACACTTGCCCAATCACAAGAGGTCCCAAATCTTTA